ATTCGTCTCTGTGATAATGTACATCCAAACCGTCACCGTCAATACCGTATGGGGGATCAGTAAAAACAAGGTCTACTGAATTATCTGCAACATGTTGTTGCATTCCTTCAATGCACGATTGATTGTAAACTTTATAAGTTACTGTCATAATATTATTTAATGTTGTTAACATACGTCTTAATATAATTTTTAAGACCTTGTACAAAATCTACTTCTTGTTGGGTACCGCTAATCATCTCCGTTGGTGTTGCCAGTATGATTCCTTTGTTAGTAGGAATATTAGCACTGATGCCATCACCACCTGAAACAATATGTTGTTCCAATGCCAATCGATCAAAAAGAATAGCACCTTGATTACCAATAAAAATCAAATAGTCTGCATAGTTAGCGGGCAAAATTTTATGGGTGTTTGTTCCCATACTGTTCATAAGTTTAATCCCGCCAGTTTGTTCTCGCAGTTCTTTTTTAGAACCTGTATACAGAGCATTCTCTACATACTTCATTTCAACGCGAGCATTTAAACTGGGGATAATAAGATCACATCCTTCTTCGCCCACATATTTTATGCTGCCTGACGAATATTCTTCGATGCTTTGTTCAAAGATCATTGCTTTGAGAAATCGAAGTTGTGCATCATTTGCTTGTTTGCCTAGTGCTTTTGTCAAACGAGCAAAGCGTTGAAAATTCATATTGGATTTAAAAAAGTCAGCCACTTGTTCTTTAGTTGTCATTTAACATCTCCTGGATGTGTTATTAAATTTAATTATAACAGAACTTGCAAATAAAAGCAAGAAAAAGTTAAAAAACAATCAAACTTTATCTAATTGTTACATAGTGGGGCCGTTGCCATTACGGAAACCAACGGCCCCACCTTCTGCTTCAATTCGAGCAATCACATCTTCAAACAAGATCGGAGCAAAGTCGGTTTGTTCTACACAGACACAGTGGTAACGAACATCGTTCTCATCGCTGTATAAAACTTCACCAGTCCTAGCATCAACGCCACGAGCCTTCTTAACGCGGTTTGCGTGTAAGTGTCCGTGAATGTTAACACCAAAGCGTCCCATGCTATCACTGTGTAATGGAATGTGGCTTAAGATCATGCCGTTCATAACATGGTATGCACGTAATTCTCTAAAGTACTGCCTGTACTCGTCATCACGGAAAATGTCGTGGTTGCCGCGGATCAATACCTTGTCGCCGTTTAAGCGACTCATAATGCTTAAAGCCTTGCGGTTAATAACAACGTCACCTAAATGGTAGACCTTGTCTGTGGGCTTGACTCGCTCGTTCCAAGCCTTAACCATTGCTTCGTCCATTTCTTCAGGACTGTCCCACGGCCTTAACTTTGTAACACCATCGTTACGTGTGAAGCGGCAAACGCCCATGTGTCCAAAGTGCGTGTCGCTAACTAAAAATACACTAGGCATCTTGCCCTCCTTTCTTATCCTTGAAATTCTACGGTATTGATCAATATGGCCAGCAGTTCCTGATTGCTCAGTGACTCCAATGTCTTGCGATCTTGGATAGGCTCAACTGTTTTGCCGTAAACTTCAATACCGCTATTAATCCAATTCATCAAATGATCAATTACCAAATTCCGCATTTTAATATGTTTCTTTTACAATATCAAATTCTTCCGCTGGCCATTGGGCTTTGAACTCGTCTGTCTTGACATATTCGTTATATGCTTTTGCTTCAAAAAAGACCTTTTTAAAAACGCTCATATGCTTGCCCTTAGGCAGTACTGTGAGATAAATTGATTTCGCTTTGCCGGCCATAATGATGTTCCTTTATTCAGTAATTGCTTTTCTAAAAACTAACTCTTGTCTAGCAAACGCATCTTGTTCCCAAGGCTGATCCAAATACTTAGTTCGTTTGGAATATCGCTTGCCGCACCAATAATTAACACCATTCTTAATTTTAAGAATACCTTTGGCCATTTGACGTACATGAACCATTTCATGTGCCAATGTAAGACCAATTGATTTGATAGACATGGTAGGTTTGATAACCACAACATAACTATCCAAAATATCCACAGGAACAGTGTAGCCCATTTGTTCGCAATCTTTTTCTAATCTAATAACCAAAGATTTTCTAGTATTAGTTAATCCAAGTTGTTCGATTATAGAAGGAAGAATAGCCTCAATAAATTGCTTCTTCTGTTTACTATGTGCTTCTACGAGGTAATCCATGCTTGCTCCTGTTTAGTGTAAGTATATTATAACACTGCATGAGCAATTAGTCAACCGATCTAAATGTACGCCAATCATCGATATTGGGCTTTTCGTCCGGATCATAGGTCCACCCCAAAGCCTTCATCATACGGTGTTTGACAAGCAGATTTGGACTGCGGAATCTTTCAACATCGTCAAATCCCATCATGACCCCTACCTCACAAACCGCACCCGATCGGCAAATGCCTGCGTAGCAATGAACAACCACATTCATTCGATTGTCCAATGCATGTTGCAGTAGTCGAACAAGTTCGGCGGCCTGTTCGTGGCTACACCGCATGGCTTCATCTAGTGCAAAGTCTTTTTCTTCAATGTCTAAAAACTCAAAGTTATGACGTTCTTTGAATTGGTGCTTGGCTTCAGGGCGCCAACTGGCTGGATCAACAATGCTGATCAACATACTATTAGGGCCAGCATCGTGATGAAATCCTGTTGGGATATCAGCGGCTGCTACATTTTCAATCCATGGCATACTAAATTCCTTGTTTTCTTGATATCCAACCATCGTAGTTGGGATCGGTTACTTCGTCAACACCAAATACTCCACAGACTTCAAAGTCCGAACTTTTAATAGAGACAAATTCTCCTACCATTTTGGCAAATGCCATGGCAGTATCTAGTGTGTCAAATTCGTTTAACGGCAACCCGTCTTTGTTTATTACTTTATACATACTGCTATTATAACACTAAACTGTATTAGAATCAATCCTAACACTGTTGTATTTTTACAACACCACGCTTATTGTATAAATACTTATGGGGAGTAGCCATCCTGCAAAGGATTCCTAAATCGTCATTACGGTAGCAAATACCCGGTTTAGGAACAAAGCGGCAAGACCATTATTAGGAGACTAAAATGGAAATGTTGTTTTCGGCGGCAGTACTGCCTTGGATTGCGTTCTTCGTAATCGTAATTGCGCTCTTGGCATTCGACTTGGGCGTTCTCAATAAGAAAGATCACGAAATCTCTGTTAAAGAGAGTTTATGGCTTTCTGCATTCTACATAGCGGTAGCACTGTTATTTGGACTAGGCGTCTGGTATTATCGTGGAGCGGATGATGCTCTACTTTACTATACAGGCTTTCTCGTAGAGAAAAGTCTCAGTTTAGATAATGTGTTTGTATTCGCACTAATCTTCTCATTCTTGGGTATACCTAGGATCTATGAGCATCGTGTGTTAGTCTGGGGCATATTAATGGCTCTGGTCTTCCGTGCGGTATTCATAGGGTTTGGCGCGGCTGCTGTGAGTGAATGGCAATGGATCTTATGGTTCTTTGGAGCATTCTTAATCTACACAGGTGTTAAGATGCTGTTTGTTAAAGACGATGACGGTCCGGATTTTGAGAACAACACAGCATATAAGTGGATGCAAAGTAAAATGAATCTCAGCAAGGAATACAGAGGTCACGACTTCTGGTTCAAAGAGAATGATGTAAGATACTTTACTCCGTTGTTCGTTGCTCTGGTTCTAATTAACTTTGCGGACATTATATTTGCTGTAGATTCAGTACCGGCAATATTAGCGATTACACAAGATCCATTTATAGTTTATACGTCTAACATCTTTGCTATCTTAGGATTGCGAGCATTGTATTTTGCTCTCAGTGCTATGATACATAGATTCCATTATTTGAAATACGCTCTAGCACTAATCTTAGTATTGATTGGCGTTAAGATTGTACTGATGATGATTGGTATTAAACTACCTGCTCTGTTAACCTTAGGTCTAACCTTTGGTCTATTGGCAGGGGGTGTCGGATATAGTCTATACAAAACCAAGGAGGTACAAAATGTATAAGTCGCCATATCATAACATAAAGAAGTTAGACCTCTGGATAAGAGGTGTTTTCGTAGCAATAGCAGTAGCACTAGTTATTGCACACGAATAAAAAAGCCCCTTCGGGGGCTTTTTTAATTATTTGATCTGTGTCCAAACACGTTCACGGATCTGTTTTGTTAGTGTATCGGGCAATGGTACATAATCTAAATCTATAGCATCTTTCTTGCCATTCTTAAATGCCCAATCAAAGAACTTCAATACTTCGTCGCTGACGGCTTTGTTTCTTGGCTCTTTGTACATAATAATAAAACTTGCTGAACTTACTGGCCAAGCATTAGGGTTGCGTTGATCTACAATGCTCAATCCCATACCTGGAACGCTAAACCAATCAGCACCGTCTGCGGCTGCGGCAAAGGTTGTGTCATCTGGGCTTACCCAACGACCTGCTTTGTTTTGTAGTTGTAGGAATGTCAGTTTATTTTGTTTGACATAGGCATACTCTACATAGCCAATTGAGCCTTTGATTCTAGCCACGTTGGCGGCAACACCTTCGTTGCCCTTGCCGCCTACACTAGCAGTTGCTGGCCACTTGACTGCGGCACCACGACCTACACGTTGTAGCCATTCTGGGCTTACTGTGGCAAGATAATCTGTCCAGTTGAATGTTGTACCTGAACCATCAGCACGATGTACGATAGTGATGTTTTCGTTGGGCAAGTTCTTACCTGGATTCAATGCTGTTAGTCGAGGAT